CGAGCCTGTTCAGTGCCTCCGCCAAATTGACCTAAAGCATCTACAATGCCTTTATTACCCAAGCCTTTCTGGCCTTTTACATCTTTTCCTTGCTCGATTGCCGCTCGCAAATTTGCAATATTACCAGTAAATCTACCTCTAATCGCTTCCCCTCTTACGCTTAGTTTTCTAGGATCCGCTGGCCCGATTAAGCCTGCGTCGCCAGCCCCCACTCCTGCTTCTAGTTTATCGAATTTAACTCCTTTTACTAAAGCAGCTGAAAATGTATCAACGGCTGCTCGATTAATTACTTCTCTAGTATCTTGTTCAAAAGATACTTGCGTACTCATCTGACCGGGGAAGTTTGAATGTCCTCCAGTTAACCCCGTCGGACCTACGTTAAACGTTTCTTTATTAGTAAATCCTGCAGCTATAAGTTTATCAGTTTTTTTAATAAAGTCCTGCCCTGCTAAACGCCTAGCTTCACCATCCAATTGTTTAAATCCATCCCCTACTAACTGCAAAGCGTCATTAAGCTTAACAGCAGCTGCGGACACCGCTTCTTCGCCTTGCGCAAATGAGTTTACAAAGTTAGTATACTCGTCACTAATTCCTTTAAATTGTTCTTCTGAAAGTTTACCTTTTATTTCTTCGCCGAATACTTGCTCTCTTATATTTTTTAAGGATTCTCTACGAGCTTTGGGAGCTGAAGTTCCAAATCCGCTGGCAAACATACCGATTGCACTCTGAGCATTTCCTAATTGAGTCCTTATGTCTCCTTCTTTAGCTTTTTCAAGTGCCTTAGCGGCTTCTTCTAATTCGGTTAATTTAAAAGCTTGGTAAAAATCGTTTATAGCCAAAGCTATGCCTGCATGAATAGCAATTTTACCGCCAATCGCTTTAGCTGCGCCCATTTTAGTAAGCCCCTTGGCGCCATCCGTAGGATCTAAGCCTATAAGGCCCCTTAATGCAGCCCCTCCGCCAGACATCATTCTGCCCCCAAAAGACCTACCGATAACTTTCGAATCAGGAAAATATTTTTTCCCTCCAAATTCTAAGACTCCTCTTCCTCCGGCGGCTGCACCTCTGGATCTGAACGCAGTACTTTTAGTCAATCCACCAAGAGGCGATTTTAATGCTTTGCCTACTGCTCCGCCACTTAAGGAATTTATAACCATTGCCATCATAGCACTGTTTATGACAGACTCGCCCATTTTGTTTTGGCCTACTCCCATTTGGTTAGCAATCATGGGCAAGGCTATAGCTCCGCCTAATCCCATCGGAGAACCAAACATGCCCCCAGATTTTACTTTACTTTCCTTGACAGCGCTATCTAATTTTTTAGAACTTTCAAGTATGCGCTTCGATGCGGCTAAACTTGCTTTGCTAGCTTTTTCTGCGGCCATTGCAGCCTTAGTCTTTCTAAGTGAATCAGCAGCCATTCCACTAGTCATAATCATATCAGTTAGACTATCAACTTTAGCTTCGCCCGCAGCTCTTCTCTCTCGTCTTCTTTTTGAAAAGTTCGGTATCGACATTCCGGCAATCGTAGGATTTAGACCTTGGGATTTATATCTTTGTATCCCTTGGGAGATACCCCTAGGTTCGTCTATAGTATTATATACTCCTAATCCTCCGGGATTACCTGTCGACCTTAAAGAGGGATGACTCCCCACTCTAATTGCATAGTTTGGAACTCCTGCTTTTTGTTCTCTAGCCACCGCGTCCCCTAAAGGACTGAAGCTAGGAATCTTGCCTCCATGCCGCCTCTTAATAGCTCTGCCTCCGGGCATGCCTAAAGCCATGCTAGTAGCTACGTCCCGAGCGAGTATAGCCTGCTTGGCAAGCAGCTGATTCTGCTGCTGCATCCTCCCTGTTACTAAAGCAGCAGCAGCTTGCACAGAAAGCTCTCCCTTTCTTACTTTCTCAATTAGATTAGGCTGCCTCATTAACTCGGCGCTTATATTACCGACTGTAGAATTAAAAACTTTTGCGGCAGAGTTTATTCCAAAGAAACTATTTTTAGCTTCAAGGGCAAATTTGCCCATATTTATAAGCAATTTGCCAATAACCACTCCAGCTATCGCAAGTCCGGGGCCTTTAAGGAACTGTCCTAGCCCTGAAGATATCGCAGAGCCTATCTTCTTAGCGATGGGGTTCTCTTCAAAAAAGTTAATTATACCTTGAACACCTTCAGTTAAAACTTTGATTGAAGGCCCAAATACATCTGCTCCTATCGCAGCAGCCGCAGAAGTAGCAAGTTGCTGAGTAGCGTTTATTTGAGCAAGCAAACTTTGATTTAATCGCTGATTTTTCTGGTAAGCTTCATCAGCCGCTGTCGCAGAATCTCTTGTGGCTCTAGCAGCTATTCCATTCTTGTCGGCAAGGTCTCCTAACAGTGCTCTTAATTGGTTAATTTGGAAAACACCTGCTACGCTCTCAGCTATTTGAGCTTGCTGAGCATCAGAAAGAGTTTGGAATCTCGCAGCTAAGTCTGATAAAACCGCCGTAGCAGAACGCATGCTTCCGTCCATCTCTCGGGTTTGCACATTGATTTCCGATAACTTATTCTGAACATCAGTTCTCTGTATTCTAGTGAAGAT